TGTTTATTAATTGAACAATCTCTTTATCAGCCCACTCAAAACAACCTAGCGGGTTATCGAACTTTTTAGACACTTCCGTTATCCAGTTGCCTGAAATCTTTCCTCGTTTATATATTCCGCATATCCAACCTGAACCTGCATTAGCTAATGGACTTACCTGAATCCAGTATCCTAGCTCAAGCATGTGGTCTATCTCTCGTGCTTCCATCTTAGTCTTGTTTTAAAGTGGTCGAATTCGACTACTTTAGATTAGTATTGTTTTAGTTTTTTTGTTAGCCGTTGCTATGTTTAATGACTCTTTATTGTTATCAATATAGTATTGCTCCCTAACCTTTAGGTCTACATCCGATTCTAATATTTCTATGACTTTGAATTTAAACACATCCCAGCCTAACTTATTATATATGGCTTGTAGTTTATGGTTTTTATGCTCACCTCTACATAAGTACCCTTTGTGGTGTCCTAACCTTGCTAGTAGTCCGCAAGTCGTACTTCCAATATAAGAACCTTTACCTTCGACTGAAACTCTATACACAACATTTTCTTTAAGTGAATCTCGGTATATTTTACTTTTAATATTAGATTTTGCTAAGTTAGATAGGTGGTAAATTCTATTTCTAAAATTATCACATTTCTTACACTGAGAAGCTAACCCTGACTTTTTACTAGATTGCTTAGGATAATCTATTAAGTCTTTATCTATATTGCATTTCGTACATTTCTTCATTTTTGCGTTACTTTTAGTTAGTCCATGGTTAGGGAGGAATCCCGCCCTCCCTAACTCTGACTTTTAAACCCCAATGGTTTAAACTAATTCGCAGCGTTCTAGTAGCTTACTCACTTCACTCAACATCTGACAGATCCCCTCCCGAATGTTACGCCGTTCAATAGTTATTGATTCACTCAAGTAGAACCCCTCTAAATCCTTACGCCATTAACTCTAGACGCTCCTTTCTCTAGTTTCAATGGTTTTAATCTTACCTTTTCTATTGTGCCACTCCAGCCAAACATAAGCTCGAAAGCTGTTTGTTTGTGTATAGGTGGCATTACTCTTTTGCTGTTTGTCTGTTTCATTCCGTAAATTTAATTCTAATTTTCGAGATGTACTAATTATTGATTAAAATAATTGTCTATCACTTCCTTTGCGTTGTCGAAGCCTGTGCATACATGAGCTGAATACCCTCTAGCGTTTAGCTTCTCTATCCAATCCTTTTGCTTAGGTGAGGCATAGTTACCTTTTACTTTTAATTCGATAGCTAAACCGCTGTAATCACCTTTGGATTCGTAAATGAATAGGTCAGGGAATCCTGCAACGTAGCCAGTTCTTTTAGCTTTCATTCTTTGAGATATGTGCTTTTGGTATTGACCACCTAAAGAAGCACAGTAAAGAGCTTTATATTTTAGCTTCAAGTAGGTAACTACTGCAACCTGTAAATCATCTTCTTTTGATTTCATCGTTCTTTGATTACTTCGTAAAAGGCTGCATCTATTTTCTTAATCTTCTTCTGTATTATTTGCCAAGCCTTCTGAACTTCCTTTTCTCCTCCAATATCTTTATGACTTCCAGTGCCTGAATTGGCTACGTTAAAGGCATTCTCTTCTAATAGTTTACTTATTTCTTCGTTCATAATTAAATAGCTTTTAAAATTTCACTTCGCAAATCAACTTTTGACTCACGCATTTCTTTGAATAAATTCATGATGGCGTATTCTCTGCACATAATTACTGGATGGAATTGCTTCTCATTGTTATGCGTGAACATCTTCCGCTTCTTAATCGTGCCTTGTACCTTTGTCCAAATCTTTTCCTTCTCCTCGTCTGATACAAATAGAAAGCCGTTTTTCTCAAGCCAAATGAATATTTGATTGACTCCTTGCAGTATAATGTCTTCATCTTTGCAATATTCTTCATATGGTTCAATTACACAAAGCTCTAAGAAATCCTTCAGAACCTGCTTTTTATCAACGCTACTGCATTTACTTTCAATTAACATCTTCTCGTTAAGCTGTGATGAATTGATGCGTGTGGCGTTAGATTTCAACTTCTGAGAATTTAACCAGTTACACCACGTTCGAGGATTGATTGCTAACTGTTCTCCTGTTCTTACTCCTCTATGGAATGCTTGAACTACATCTTGCTGAGTTAGTCTGTAGAAGCTGTCGTTCAAATCAGTCATTAATATGTTCGCCATTATTGAGGCATCTTCTAAAGACTTCTTTTGGCTCATCTCAAACAAGCATTTATTAATCGTTAGTTCACAGAATTTTAATAGTTGATCGCTTGGTTCTTTTCCTATTTCCTTCATAGTTGTTTTGTTTTGGTAAATGTAATTCTAATTATCGGATTAAGCAAATTTTATGGTTTACTAAAAAAGTCGTTCATATCTCCAGTGCTTAGAATCTTTGTTTCTATCGGTAAAGGGTTCTCTTCCTTTTTAAACATATCAGGGAAGTAGTGTTTGCTTAGGCTTGTAGGTTCTGCTTTGTTGAATTGTTTTTTAATAGGGAATACACTCTTCCAACTGTTCTCAATTGATTGCTCTAGCATCTCCGTTTGTAGTTCTGGAGATAGTCCTTCTAATTTTTTTAATATAAGCCCTACAGCCCTATCTGTGTTTTTAGCTTTTAAAGATACTCTTAATATTAAAAATTCTTTAAATAAATTATCTATCAGAATATTGTCAAAATAATTCTCAACCTTTTTATATTGTTCTTTATTATTATTCTTTATTATTAATTCTTTATTATTATTAATAGTTTTAGCGTTTCGCTCACTCTTGTTTTGCGTTTTCGCTAAATCTAGTTTTAGCGTTTCGCTAATACTAGTATTTACACTTTGCCAAATCTTGCTTTCGCATATAGTAAAATGTAGTTTTGCAGGAACACCTCGCAAAAAAGTCTTAATCATTCCTTCATCTTCAAGCACTGCAATGCACTTCTTTTGTTTCCTATATGATAACGTAGTTGCATCGCTTATCTGCTTACTAGTTACAAAGAAATAACCTTCACCATTAATATTAATCAACATATCTCTACCCTCAAAATAAGATTCCCTATCTATAAGATCGGATAATAATAAAGCAGACTCTAAACCTACCTTTTGAGCTAATGACTTATTGATTTGCCAAAACGCTCCCTGACTTAATACGGATTTGATTTTCATAATTTAACTATTTGGTATAAAAAAAACCTATCTCAGGAGGTAGAGGGCTCGCTGAAATAGGTTTTTGTAAAAATGTTATAAGTATCGCCTCTACTCGATGGGTGCAATATACAAATAATATATTAAATAATCTAATGTTAATGTAAAAAAGAAAACCCTCACGTGACAATGAGGGTTTTAGTGGTAGTATTAAAAATTTAGTTATGTTAGACGAATATACAAATAAGTATTTAATTAAACTAATAATTATACTGATATGTATAAAAAAAAAGGAGGAACTACTTAAAGCTCCTCCAAATTTAACCATTTGAGTATATCTAATACTCGTTTAATAGGGGAAGGCATCAGCTCCATCATCTGCAGCTATTGCTCTTCTTGTGGATTCAGTAGATTCAGATGCTTCTGCAACCTTCCAACCTTTCAAGCTGACGAAGTAACGATCCTTCCAAGCTCTACCGCTTATATTAATGTCTATTTCGTACGACTGACCTACTTTTAAGCCATTCACAAGTTCTATGCCTTTATCCTGTATAAACTCGATAGGAATGTCAGCGTCATACTCTACACCCTCCTGTTTAAGAATAACCTCTTGCTTCTTAAACTTGTCAGAAATAACTTGTACTTCCTTAATCTCGATAACTGTTCCTTTTAACTGCATGATTTGTTTAATAAATTGGTTAATGATTGTTGTTCTTTGATTGATCGTAATAAAAGCCTTGTTGTTTTTTTAATATCGAATAGCTCTTCCTTTAGCTTTACGTTTGAATCTTCTAGTAACTCGAACTTGATTCTATTCTTTTCGATGTAGTTAGTGTTTTCAATCTTTTCCATCTCTGTATTGTCAGCCATTCTTATGACTAAGTCATCATAGTTGTTCATATAGTACCCACCTCTCGCATAAGCAATATCATGGTTCTTAATCCCGTGTATAACAGTAGCATGACCTCTATTGAATCTATTGCCAATGTCCGGCAAACTCCAATTCAATTTTCTTAATACATTGTAACACATATTTCTTGACTCAACGTCAAACTGTTGTCTTCCCTTATCTAGTAAAGCACCTGCAAATGTTTTGTTTATCTTTGCTGAATGCGTAATTAGCTTTTCAAAATATTGATCTTTCATATTAGTTTGATTATGTCTGTTAGTTTTACATCACTATCTTTTGATAGTTGTTTAAGTTGGCTGTAAGTGAATCTATCTTCTCTACCAAACAACAAGCGGAGGGTTGTAACTGTAACCCCCATGTTTACACTTGCTGCTTTCTTCGTTGTGTAAGTGCTAAAGAATAACACTTGTAGTTTTGTTTGAGGTATCCAGCCTCTTCCTTTTTCGTTCATGTTATTTGCGTTTAAAGTCTTCACTCTCATCTTCACCAAATACACCTAGTTCATAGAATCCACAAACCTTTAATACTATCCTACTCATGGCTCTCTTTTCTGCCATCTCCATAACGTACCAAGAGTTGGTGTTACCGTCTTTAAATGAAACTCCTTTGATGGCACTTCCGAAAGTTTCTAAATCCTTAGTCGTTGCCTTAATGACACAGAAATTTGTTTCACATTTGATAACTTCATAAGCTATCTTGATACCTTCTATCGCTTGTATTTTGTCGATTCCAGACCTTGAGATTATAAGGTAATGTTGGTGCTTGTAGATGTCCTCTTTTGCTAGGTCATACTTCTTGTATAACTCTGCTATCTTTCCTCTATCCATCGTGTCTAGTTCTTACAGGTTGTCCTAAATGTTCCCATTCTAGGATTGATCGTGTTACAGGTGAACGCTCTCCTGCATTCCATTCTTGAGATAACTCGCAATGTCTTGCATACTCGTTGTTCATCTGCTCGATTCTCATATCGTCAACACTCATTACATCAGCTTGACCTCTTAAAAATAATTCTTTTAGCTTTCCCATGTTAGTTTGATTCAAATAAAGATTCAACATTTTCGAATGATAATGGGTTTTTTGATGTCATGTTAAGTAAGTTTAAACATTCGTTCATTGTTAGCTGAATAAAAGATACGCTTACATTCATAGAGCTTTCTAACTCCCCACAAGTAGTAGGATAATCCTTATAAGATAAATTTAATCTATCTCTAACTTCGGGCTTCAATCTTTCAAGTAGTGTTCTCATAGTTTAGTTGTTTTGTTTGATGCAAATATAAACCTTCTTTTCGGTATATGCTAATTAATAGCTTATTTAATTCTAGTTAATACAATACTTTGTTTTGTTTTGATTGGTTCAGCTTGTGGAACTACAACACCGTCTTCATCTACTATAATGTTTCCCTCTTGTGCTTGCAAGTAAGAGCTTTTAAAAGCTAATTCTAAATCTTTCTTGTACTCGTTTACTTCATTCCATTTATCCAGATGCTTGAAGCTGTACCTTCTTGATCCGTCCTTTTGTGTTGCCGTATATCCTGCGAAAGATTCACCCTTCCAAGATTCAGTAACTACTAGAGCCTCATCTTCCCAGCTATCTTTTAAATGCTTTGCAGCACCCTCGAACTTCTTAGCTAATACGATAGCCTCTATGGCGTATAAATCACCGTCCAATACTAATCCATCAATATCTTTCGTGATGTCCTCTATGAGGTTGCTAATACCTTTTAAATCTCTATTCATCGTATGTGTCTATTACAATCATTGAAGATGTACCACTTTGGCTAATCATTAACTGAGCATCTTCATAAGTTTCAAAGTGTTCAGCGTTGTCAATGTCATCTGTTCTTGATATATCAATACCGATGTATTCTTGACCTTCGTCTGCGTCTGTGTTATAGATAACGTATCTCATAGTTTTAGTTTTTTAGTTCCCTACAAAGATAATACTTCTTTTTGAGATGTACTAATAAATAGTATAATAAGTAAGCTGCAAAGCATAAAAAAAGAGCTACATTTCTGTAACCCTTTGATACTTAACTAAAAGAAATGTGTGAGTCTTGCGACTTGACCTTGCGTCTTGGAATGAATAAAAGCTTCAACTGCTTTAGGGCTTCCAGTAAACCCCTTTCGTGAGTGCCATGAATCGGCTGAACTAGGACTTCTAAGATATTCAACTGTAACACCGATGAAATCTTTAGCATCTCTCCATTTATATTTCACTTTATGGTGCAAATGGTGAAGATACCAATAACGATATTTAGTTTCTGCCCACTCTTGAGGCTTCTCGTGTGCCATTAACATCGGAAGATTGTCCATCTTAGCACCGTCACCATGTTCTAAACCTATTAAATTCGCTCCGAATGTGTAGTATTTACGATGACTTACTCCTGCATCTACATTTACATCGTCTGCTAATCTAAACCAAGCCTTTAATGCATGAGCTAAATGAAAGCCAGACTGATAATCGTGGTTACTCATTGAGTGTACACAATCAACAGGAGCAATCTCTCTTAACATCTCCACACATTTAACGTATAATTGTAAAGCTATTTCAAAGTGTTCCCACCATTTCCCATCGCAGTCTTGAAAAGTACCTTTAGTGGTCGATCCGTAAACATTGTCTATATGTAAAATATCGTTACCAATACAGAAAAGTATCTTTTCAACTTCAAAGCCTTTCGCCTTATCAATCAATCCTTGAACTCCTTCTATAACTCTAGCAACTGCTAAGTCTGTATTGTATTCCTCGCCTGTTTCTTCTGCATTGGCATACTTACCGATGTGAATATCTGCAGGGTTGATAACTAGCAGGTGTGTACCGTTGTCGTTTTTAGGTGCTTTTGGATAACTTGGAGCGTGTCCTTCGATAAAAGTGTTTAACCTTTCAAAGATACCCGCTTCATCAAATCCACCTTGCCCATCTTTGGTAACTATGGAGAACCGAAGCTCTCCTCCCATATTTTGCCAATGTTTAACAGACACAACATCTTTCTTGTCTATTCCTCTCTCAATGAGATGTATGTCAAGTGATGAATTTCCGTTAAGATTGTCTAGGGTGTTTGCTCTGTGCTGTTTTATTAAATCAATTTCAGCATCTTTTAATCGAAATCTGTTGCTCTTCTTTGACATAACTTATGTTTTGTTTTGACAAATATACTACTTTTTCTCGAATACGCTAAAACATAAAGGTATTATTGCGATAGTAGCCAATACAAGTGTTTGCCAAGTGATACCAGTAGCATCTATTTGAGTTACCGCAGCGATTGCTAAAACACCGCTCACAGTTCTCTTACTGCTCCACTTTCCTTTTACGTCTTTGAACATCTCAGGTATAACCGTTAAGATGCCTTTCGCCCATAAAGGATTCATTTCTTATTGTCCTTAATAAAGAAGTTTACAAGGTCATCAATGTAACCGAATATCTTGTTATCCTTTTCTGTTGGAGTCAAATTTACTACAATCTTGACAAAAGCTAAAGCACCTATCAAAAGTGCAATCCAATTCTCTAAAATAAAGTTATTCATAATACGTGTTAAATTCAATGAAAATAAATGGAAGGTATATACAAGTTTTGTATCCGTCCCCAAACTTATCTGTCCAAATACCCGCTAAGATACCTGTGTAAAATCCTATCCCTATCTCGAAGCCTGTCATATTAGTATGTCCAAATTACATTGTTAGGTAGCTCTTGATCTACATCTATATGGATAAACGTGCTGCCTATACCGATACGAGTAAATCCTGCATCTATACAAGCGTTTAAAATGATATGTCTATCGTAACTATTAGCACAAGCTATATCTACAGCGTTACCCCTTAAATGAGCAGAATTAGGTTTTCCCCCTGCCATTTGATTTACGTTGCTATCTCTCCAAGAGGAATTGATATGAAAGGGAATTTCTGCAAGGCATCGAGCAACCTCTAAACCTTCAAGCAATTTGTCGCTCATTAGGTTATAACATTCTACTCCGTTACAGGTGAACTCGCTTGGTTCAAAGTGCTTAATCCTTCTGCTCATTCTCTATCTTCTTGATGTTATATATTGCTGCCGTAATCAATACGATAGCCGTTAGAAGTCCGTTAATATCTGCGAAGCTTATTCCGATAGCTGCTGTATTTACTAAATTTGTTTCAATTAAATCTTTATACATTTACACTTCTTAAATATATTAATAGCTTTTTTATGTTCTTCTTCTTTGGCTTGTACATCATATTCTTAAACCTGTATTGTAAGCATTAGAAATCGGACTCATATCTGCGCCTGAATTACTTGAGTACTCAGGAAACAAGCTTGAGTTCTCACATAGATAATCAACTATCCTTTGACCGTAGAACTCTGCTGTATCACGTTCTTTCTGTATCAACCAGTTGATGTCGCTCTTGTTAGCAGCCGTTCCATTCTCGCTATTCTTTTGTGTAACAGAACCGTTCTTGATCTGGAAGGAAAGGAAAGGCAAAGCTTCAACTAATGCATAATGAATAATACTATCCTGCACGTAGTCATCTATTAACACCTTGTAGTTCCCTGTAATAGTTCCAGCAACAATATCAGCTTCTAACTTTCTGTATAAGTCAGTTCCCAATATTACCTGCATATTCTTGTCTTGTGCTATCTTTAAAAAAGGTAACAAGAATGCAGTATCTACGTTGTAATTGATTGCTGTAGAACTCTTTAATTTATCTTCGTTGCAAAATAGTGCTGCCATTATCTTTTCTTTATAAATCCTTTATTAATCATATCGATAGGCTTCATTGCTACATCTTTGTCGTTGCGTATTCTATAGCCTTCTTTGTCCGATTTGTTTGTGCTTATCGTTGGTGCTAAAGGACTTTTAACATCTACTTTAATAGTACTCTTGAAAGTCTTTCTTTTCCATTTATGATGACAAGCTCCACCACCTTTATACTTCCAAATAGAATAGGTTTTTTTACCACCTTCTCCCCAACCTTTTTTATTGCTTGGAGTTCCGTGAACATTAACTTTACCCATTGAAATTAAATCTTCCTTTCTGTAAAGCTTATCAGCACTCACCATCTTACGACAGAACTCTCTACTATTAGAACTTGTTTGTAATGGTGCATAAGAATAACGAACCTTATACATAAAACCGTTTATGGTCTTATCTTGCTCACTTTTGGAATTAGGTCTTGCTGTTCCTGTACTAGCAAATTCAAAGGCTTCTAGTTCTTCATGTTCCTCAGCATCTTCTTCAGATATTAATTCCCAATCTTCGCTGCTCAACTCCTCACCCATTCCGATAAGCTCAGCAGCTATCTTAAAATCCTCTTTTTCTTCCTCCTTTGAAAAGTTCTCACACATCTTAACGCCTGTTTCCTTTTCTGCTTCTTCTACGCTTAAACCTTCAGTTTCTACAAACTCAATAGGTTCGAGAGTTTTGAAGAATAAATCCAATATAATACCATTAACAGCAAGAACGCTATCAACGGCTTCTATTATCATATTCTGCTTAGGACGAATTACTTTGTTATCAAACAACTGTGAAGCCGTTTTAATCTCGTCTGCGTTATTACCTAACCCTGCTGAATCCTTAATACCGAAAAGCATAGGACTTGTAACCTTATGACCTATAAGAATCTTTTGTGTAGCTTCTTCAGATAGAAACTTGTACTGCTCTGAAGCTTCTGAAATAGGTATTGTTTCGATTGTTGTAGCAGTAGATTGATCATCGTTCCATGATGTAAGCCATTTCTTCCCACCTGTACCTATTAACTTAGACTCAATCGCTCGTTCAATTTTATCTTGTTCTTCTTCTACTGGAATACCTTGATTAAAATTAACTAACATCGTAGGAGCGAAGCCGTTCTGTATATTAGTTTTATGATAGTTAGCTATCTCTTCGTCTATCTCTGACCAAGCTAAAGCACCCACATAATCAACAGGACTGAAGTAAAAGAACCCTGCTGAATAAGGAGCAATTACTAGTATTTGAGAGTCTTCACCCTTAGCACCTGTAAAGGTTTCTATTCTTTTAGGCGAATACCTAGCTTTTCTGTACTCGCTCCAGTTGTCAGAATAATACCAAGCCTTGATTTCCCCATCCGTAGCCTTCTCAGGTCGTAGGTTCTGCATTGGTATGTGTTTTGATCGTAGAATTTGCGTCTTTCCCTTGTTCCAAATCACATTAAAAGCGCCCATTCCTAACTTTTTCAAGTCACCAGATACCCTTCTTAAATCTTCACCCTTAAATATGGTGCGCATTTTAGCGAAGTCTAACGGCTTCGTATTGCTATTCGTAGCAGATAAGCCCTCTCCGTAGATTTGGTCGCTTACACTTGAGATAATAGCATTAGAAACAGCTGAACCATTACACCTATCAATGAGATAAGTGAAGTAATCGTTATCTTCACCATATGCAACCCAATCCTTTGCAGGACTTTCCACCGCTTTCGGGGTGTTTATAGATGCGAAATTTATAACCTTGAAACTCATACTTTTAAATATACTGAATTAGTATTGTTTGCTTCTGCTTGTTTAACGTAAACCACTTCACTCGTTCCGTTTACCCAAGCTTTCCCTGTTTCTCTTAATCCTAACACGCTTGAATCTGCAATGTCTGTATTGCTTGAACTAGTTTGTTCATATACATCGTAAGAAAAGAAGCTGTTCTCTTGCATTGTATATTTAGGTTCTGCTCCTGTGTTTACATTGAAAGTTAAAGCCACCGACCTTGCATTCACATCGCCCTTAGTTACCACTTTCGCTTCACTAACTCGTGTCTGTAGATTAGTAAATACAAGTAAATAGTAGTTATCAAATGCATTAGAGGAATTTTCTTCTAATGATAAGTAAACTGTATTACTCTGTGATGTTGCTAACTTTAACATTATCCTTAACTTTAACTTTATTTTTCTTGCCTAATTCCTTAGCGTAGGTTTTAGCTACCTTGTAATCATCTCTCTGAGTTTGAAGTTTAATCTCTCCGTTCTCCGTTAGCGTTATAAGATACGTGCTTCTAAGTTTATCTATCTTAATCATGTCGTTTCAAACCAATCGTCCGTTAATACTATCAAATCCATATTCGCTGTATAATTCTCGTGCTTAATTATAGCGAATCTATTGCCATCTTTATGCGTAACCACGTCAGCCCATCTAGTAGTTGAGCCACTATAACCCTCGCTTAGCGTTACCTTCTTGTTGTAGTTCTCGCACTCTATTTTAGTTCCTGTATAGTACATTAGTAAGCGTTGTAAAATGAATTAATCGCCGTTTCTTTTGCTGCTTGGTCTGTTTGGTTTTCAAATATAACAAGCTCTTGCATGTTAGTCATTTCAAAATTAACAGGAGATGTATATCTATATCCTAAACTTAATGCATCAGTAGTATCAACTCCAAAACTATATACAGCGTTAGCCGATATTATTGACTGAACACTTAAGTCGGTGTAAACACCACCCCTATTAGTATATACCCACGAGCTACCATTAAGTTTCTGAGATGTAACGGCTACATTTAGATTTACTGATGTACTTGTTGAACCACTATCTAATATGTAATTTATATTATTTCCATCAGAATAAGAACCTAAAATACATTGGTTTGTACTTGAATTCCTTTTAGTTACAATAAACAAGCCTTTTGCCGAAACTCCAGAATCTGCTATATAATCAGAAGTCATTCCACTAGTAGAGCCATCAGACGTTAATATAGGTTTTCCGTTTTCCAACAATATCGAACCACTAGTCACAATCTTTGGCTGCCTTGATGCCGAGGTATTAAACATCGGTTTAGCATTACCACTTTGGTCGTACCAAACAGAAACAAACCCATCAGTTCCTGAACAGAACGTGGCTAAACTTGCAGTGTCTAATACGTTATTTACAAATCCAATATCTAACTCAGTACTATCCGAAGCTCGTCTAACTTTAATGCAATTACCGCTATAAGTAGAACTTAATTGTCTAAGCGAATAACCTACTGCTGCACCTGAGTAAGTGTCTAGTAAGCCTGTGAAGGCAGAAGGAGCTACAACCCCTCTAGTTGGTGAGTATACATTTGTTCCAGCTACGCCTGATACTGATTTAGGAATTACTCTGAATTTAATTGTATTACCCTCATCAGCTGCAATGATTGTATATGTAGAACCACTACCTAAGTAAGTAGCCGAACCACCGCCTACTGAATTATATCTATACCAATATTTACCAGAACTACCTTCAGGAGCACCGCTATAATCGTATGAACCTGTTTGAATCTCTCCAACTTGAACTACTCCTGTATAAACTACATTAGTAGCAACTGGTAAGCCTCCAATAGCCGTTTGATAAGCAGTCTGAACAGAAGCACCAGAAACGCCCGTATTGGTAACAGGTGTCACCTCGAATGAAATAAAGTTATCTTTGTCAGTTGCTTGTAATATATAAGTCTGTGATGTAGCTCCAACTATTGCTACTTTACCTGTACCACTTGAATCTGTTGCTGTGTACCACTTAAACGTTGTAGTACCTTCAGGGGCGCTTCCATTCTCTACATAAGTATAAGCACCTGTAAGTGTTTCTCCTTGGAATAATACAGAGCCATAAGAAACGCTGTTTGCTAAAGGTAAAGGGATTGGAACTTCTGCGTAAGTAGTAGCTCTTGGTGTACCAACATCACCGTTTGTATTCTTTGGAGTTACCTCAAAAGATATATAATCACCTTCATCTGAACCTAAGACTGTGTATGATTGCGTTGTACTTACTACCGTTTTCCCTGTACCGATTGAATCTGCAGCACGATACCACTTAAATGTAGTAACGCCTTGAGGTACACTATTAGGGTCAGTATATTGATACGAACCTGCTAGGGTTACGCCCTCAATAAAGTCACCTGTAATAAGCACGTTGTATGCTATAGGTAAAATTGAAGCAACTCCCGAAGCTTTCTGTGAAGCACCAATCGTATTCTGTATGATATTAATCATACCTTAAAATATAGCTACTATGTCCGATGCAGTTGTAAGTGTTGCCTTAACTCTTGTCACCTGTATAGGTAAGAAAGAACCTGCAGGAATATTTTTAAGAACTAATGTAGAGCCTCCTAACGTGATAACTTCAATATCTCCCGCAGTTCCTACAAATAATGTTGCTGGAGTATTGGCTGTTGATCCAGTTATATCTACGGCATCGCTAGGAGTAACTACTACTCCTGTTGTTCCTTGTCTTACTATTAAATTCGTTGGCATAATGTGTGTCTTTTATAATAATCTAAAAATAAGCGTTTTGTTTTTATTTTAACTAAAAAAAGCCCTCCGATTAGGGAAGGCTTTGATATTAAATTATACTTTATTTTTACGAAGTAACTATTGTTGGTCTGTTTCCTGTAGTCGTAAGTCCTCCGAAGATTGTATCTGCTACAACTGCACTAGGTACTACTGATAAAGCAGCTCTTTGCTCTCTACCTACCAATGCAATGTTATAACCACTCATATCTCCAAACGCTTTACCACGTCCAATGTTACCACCTGTAACAGTCATTCCATTATAAGCACCTGCAAGATACAAATCACCGAAGCCTGTAGCCTCATTGATGTTGTTATCTTCTACGAAAATCTGAAATCTACCTTGTGCAAGTAATTTCAAGTTCTTTAATGCATCTTTTGATAAATTAGGCAAAGCTAAATTGATAGTTTGCTCATAAAATACCGTTCCGTTTTCTTCTGAAACTGTAATCGCTTCGTCAAAGTCTGAAGATTGAGGGTTTAATTCGTACTTGTACGCTGAACTAACAGCCCCTAAGTCATCTAATTCCCCATCTACATCAATCGTATAAGCACCCATCACATTGTTGTTCACAAAGTAAATGTTTCTTATACCACCGATACTCTCTCGACATTCCAAAGCTCTACCGTTTGCTACTAAACAAGCCATATTTCTTTATGTTTAAATAAGAGGGAGCGTTTAAACCCCCTCTGTATTGTTATTATTATGCGTTGTAATAAACGATGTCTGAACCGTTTGCAAATCCTACACCTGCATTCCACTTCATCACTAAACGTACGTTATCAGAACCATCAGTTGGAGTCATGTCTAATACACGAACTTCAGCCATATCTGTTACAAGGTCAGTTGCAAAGAATAGGTTTGATCTACGTGCAGCAATCATCTTGTTAGCTGACATTCCGGGTGCAAGAATTAACTTAGTACCTTCAAAGTTAGCTTCTGAAACTCCTACGTGGAAGTTGTCTTGGTAACCTAAAGCAGCTTGTGCAGAAATGTAAAATTTCATTGCAGCAGTACCGATGTAGATACCTAAATCTTCTTGACCGTAGTTAGCGTCTAAAATTGCATCACGAACTTTACCTAATTCAGCAATGATGTTTGCTGCTGATAAAGTTGTTGCAGTAACATCTACAACTGCTGCATCTGCTAAACATAAAGCTTGAAAACCATTAAACTCTCCAGTTGTAGCTGCTGCACCTTGCCAGATAGATTTCTCCATTTCCTGACCAACTACTGCACCTGCTTGACTGATAATGTACTCTTGGAAGTTTGAAGGTAAAGTACCGTCAATTCCAACTCTCATTTGAGAACCTGCAAAAGTAGAAAGCCATTCTTTCTTACAAAGTTGCTTGTTCAACCCAAGATTCTTAGGAGTTAAAGCTTTGTCATCATAAGTTACATCACCTGCGTCTGTGAAATCACAAGTTGCATCTACTACAGAAGAAGCTGATAAATCGAACTTCTTTAAGTTTACGCTATAACTTACGTTAGGAAGTATAGTTACATTCCCTTTTGATAATGTTTCACCACTTAAAAGTGATGCTGATATGAAACCTGCAGCCTCTTCGCCTACATATGCCCCATTGATTGAATCTGCCATAATCTTTTATTTATTTTTGTTAATTAAATACTGTACTCTACCTTGAGCTGATAATTTACCAAACTCTACTGATGTTAAACTTACCGTTGAACTAAAGTTACCTTCTGGATTTGGTTTAACTTCTTCACCTACTGCTTCGAACTCTTCAACCTTAACAGCGTTTTCTTTTGCTTCTACTTTTAAAGATGCAAATTCCTCTTTGATAGAGTTAAACTCCTGTACTAAGTTTTCAAGAACTCCGATAGCTTCGATAAGTGCTGACTTAGAATTGTCTTCTGTAGCCATTTCCTCTTCAACTACTTCTTCTTCAACTTTCTCTTCTGCTGCTTTGATTTCGGCAATGATACCTTCCTCAACTACAACTAAAAGAGATCCGTCAGCTAAAGCATATTCACCAATTGGCAAAGGTTGCTTTTCTTCTTCGACCATAATGAATACAGCAGAACCAACTTCAAGAGAATCAGCACTAACGATAGTACCATCTTCCAAAGCTAACTCTTCGAACTTCATTTGCTCTTTTGCCTCTTCTAATTCTACTGGAGTTACTTCCTCCACCATACCTAGTAAGACCTTAATCTTCTTCAATGTTTCCATGTTCTTTATTTTATAATACAATTAAAACTAGTTTGTTGCGTTTTCATCTTCCATAATGATTTGACGGATAGCTGCTAAAGTAGAATCTTCACTCATCTCTTGCTTCTTTTCGTTGAAGTATCCCTCCACAGAAAAACCTTTAACTACACCCTCTTTGATATAGTTCTGCCATATGTCCTCGTTGTCTATCTTCATAGTCGCAACCCACGTGCCTACTGGATAACTTAACCCAAACGCTTGTGTCTTATCGTGCTTGGTATCAGCTACTAACCACGTTTCTATTGTAGTGATTCCATTCACCGTTCTTGCATGGTCAATCGTTGCGTTTTGATGCTTAGAATTAAGCATATATAATTGGCTTACTCTTTTCACTGTTTCCTTAGAAAAGAAGCATTTATACTTTTCTCCGTTCTCATCTACTCGAATAATCTCTAAATCAGGAATCATAACTGCACCCATTACAATACGCTCATCCGTATCTACGGTCGCAAAGGTTTGCTTCTCTTCTGAAAAGTATCTGAAGTTTTCTTCTATCGCAGGTTTATCTACTAGACTAATTGCGAATACTCCGAAATCATCTTCTTCCTCGTTTATTACAAATTCTACTACTCTCATTTTATAGGGTTCTTTGGTTATTAATATATGCTTGAGCCTCTTGGCTGTCTGTTACTTCTTGTGATATTACGTATGCTTGTACTGGTTGTTGTCCTTGTCCGTTAATGGTATCTACTACATCGCCTAAACCTGTTTGAGCTGGAATTGATGCTGCTATATTTCCACCTACAGAACCAACGTTAGGAACACTCCCACCTGAACCACTCCCTACATCAGTGCTTATAATAGTTTTAACATTCGATAAACCTGTTGCTATAATTGCTGCAGCATTAATATAACCTACTGGAGTACCTGCTCCTGCTGCTAGTGCTTTCGTTGCTCCTAAGTAAGTCGAAATTGTAGCTTCACCGATAGCCAAACCTTTTGAATCTCCTGCTAACTTACCTAATGCACCAGCTAAACCTCCAACCAATGCAAGTGTAGCGTTGTTTGTATCTGTTGTTGCTTTGACTTTTGCTAGTTCTAACTTCTTTTCTTTGGCTGCTTGTGTGGTTTTAATGCCTACTATCTTATCGCTAAAGAAAGCTTCTACATCTGCCTTGGCTTGTTCACTTGCTTCTAATCTTTCGAGTTCTGCTAATTGCTTATCCTTTTCCCTTTCAACGGCTTCTATTTCACTCTCATCTCTTGCAAGTTTGAATTTGTTTGTAATCGCATCAATAGCCGTTTCTCTGTATTCGGCTTGTTTAATTAGTCTATCGGATTCTAATTTATCAGATTCCTCTTTAAGTTTTAACTGTTTATTATATCTTGCTACTGCTTCTGCGTTTATGCTTTTCTCAAAGTCATTTACCTGAGTAACTACCTTTTTCTTTTGTTTTATAGATGCCGTTTCTAATTCAATTAAACGAATCTTCTCATCATTCAATCGTTGTAAATCCTCTTCTAAACTTTCGCCTAAACCGACCTCTTCTTCTATGGCTGCTACTTTTCTTCGTTGAAGTTCTAATTGTTTAGCTGTAGTTTGCTCTTCTAATACTAATGCAGCTTTTAATGCTTCTAGTCTAACCTCATTACTTGCGTGTTCATCTTCTGCTAATAATAAAGCCTTAGCAATCTCTTGGTTTGTTTTAGCCTTTTCAATATTAAACCCTCTTGTGGCATCTGTAATATTTTGAAGTTCACCCTTAAGTCTTACCGCTGCATCCACCTCAGATACTATCTCATCTGCTATACCACTTAAAGCCCCTTTTACATCTTCGGCTGCCCCTTTAAAATCTCCTGAAAAGACTTTCATAATAGCTCCACCAATAGCAGAAATCCTATCTGTAAGAACTGAAATCGCTGCTCCTATTCCTGCAAATGCTTGCTCTAGTAGTTCAGCCCCTTTTTTAGTCTGTGTAAAATACGCCACAAGCGAACCGATCACAACTACAAACGCACCGATACCAGTACTAATAAGTCCTGCCTTAATGCTTCCAAACATTAATTTTCCAGTAGCCTTAACCTTAACCATCGCACCTCTTACAGTGTTCATAGCTCCACTCATTAAGGTTGCTTCTGTTGTAGCTCCTTTAATCTCTTTTGATGTTCCTTTTACAACTTTAGAAGCCTTGTCATTGGCAACTAAATCTAATACTACCTCTTGTGCCATAATTCTTTTATTTGTTTCCAAGCTTTCTTAAATGTGGTCGGATATTCATTCAATCCAAACGCTATCTCATTCTCTTTGCTAGGTTTTATTTTGCCTTGACAAATACCTTTTATAACTTCGTTTATCATTACCAATAACATTTACCACCATGACCACTACTGTAAGTCATTCCATTAGCTTCACAGCATAACGCTGTAGGGGCTGTAGCTGTACCACTTGCATCTACCCAATTAGTTGAACCATCCACATTAGATGAGATCATAGTTAAAGCACAGACACTATCGTCAGGAGTTTCAATTATTTTTATAAGCTCCACCTTAGTCGAACTACCTACACCCATCGCATAACTATCTATCTTATTAATTAACCAATAAGAATCCTTTACAAATACCTTATCGTTATATTTAAAGTCTGATATGTCTTGACTATCTAAATAGAAGTAAGCACTCATAATTCTCGCACCTTTATTGTAGATATTGTTTAAAGAATCACCCCAGTAATCTGTATAAACATCGTTGTTGGTTTGTGTTTCTACAATGTCATTTTGATACTTAACCGAACCGCTCTTGAAACGAATATCTTTATCCGTATTTACAACCATATTACCTGCCATGGAATAGTGATGGCAAAACGGATAAGCTGTGCGTTCTGAATAAGTGCCTGCGGGTTCATTCATTAATTCAAAGTTTGAATCTGTTGGTAAGTTTTTAAGTCCACTATAATAGAATAGCTTTGGCTTAGTCGTTACAGCTTCGGCTTCTCCGTTGTTCCACTTGTAATGCTTAGAAATAAACATTCTATTATTAGGGATCTTATCAGGCACAAAGCTTGAAAATATAGTCGGCACTTTCAATTCTCCACTTCCAAAATCCCCATAAAATGGGAACGTGTATGAGTTGTAGATTGTACCTTTCTCGTCTAACCAGTCCTCATTATTTATATCCTTATCTTCTTTATCCGTTAAGTTAATCTCTGCCTTTCTGTATTTACTTGTTGGCTCTATTAATATACTCTTAGAAACATCTAATTTATCAGTCCAATCTTTAGAAGTTCCTGCATCTCTGTAGTCTTGTATTGGTTCAATATTTAATTGATTAGGAATATCCTTGTCAGATTCAGCAATTAGGTTGTACCTTGAGAATATAGCTTTGATAAAATCAACTTGTTTATCTTTAGATAGTAAGTTATTTCCTGCACCTAACTCTACTGTACCACCTTCAACTGCAATAGGAATAGAGGTAAGTTTAAAGAATGAATCGTATAGAATGCTGTTTATCGTTCCTGATGTTTCTATTGTAGTCGTAGTGTTATCTCCATTAACCCTAACTAAAACAACTTTTACGCCATCCCCAGATGTTTGGTATATTGATTCAAAATCAAAAGTATGTACCGATAGTCCTGATGTTGCAGGTTCAGGTATGTTTTTCCATGCAGTAGGAAGTCCATTTGTGTACAAATAAACTCTAAATCCAAAATTAGATGATAGGGTAATATTTAACACCACCTGTACTTTAAAGTTGTAATTTCCTGCATGAGGTGCGTTGTAGTTGTATGAACTAAAATTACCATTTATATCATAATACCCACTTGCAGTAGTTTCGTTATTGAATTCAATAGTTGAGGAGCTTGTTGGCGTTTGGTCTGCATTCATACCAACTTTAAACCCATCTACTAAATCAGTAATAGCACCCTTAACCTCACCCCCTAAAGTCATGTATTGACTAGTGAAGAATGTACTATTTAAGAATGTAGAACTAATTGTGTATCCTGCACTCTCTAATATTACGTCTAACAATGCCTTTAGTTGAATGGACGGTTTTAAATCTCTTGGCTTAATTGCTCCTGCGTTTGTATTTAACGTATCGCCATGATAAACAGAACCATAATCAATGATAGGATACAATATCTCAACTCCATCTGGTTGAGTTCCTATGTAATCGGTAACGCCACTCCAACTATTTAGAATATTAGCTTGTGATAATAGGTGATTGTACTTAGATAAATCTAAATCATTCAGCTTTGACTCTCCTAATTCAGTAGCTAGGTTAGCTATATCACCATAACAGATAACGGTATAGTTCTCTTTTAGGTTATCAACTCTTAATAATTGTAAATAACCCTCAAATTGTAGGTTTGAATCTACGTAAATAGAACACGAAGCCTTAACATCTGCCCTAAATACACCATCGACATTCACTTCGTAATAGTGAGCAAAGAAATCATTGTTAGTTTTACTATACGGGAGCGTAATGTTATGGGTGTAATTACTCTTTTGAGAGGTTATATCTTGTATCTCCTTACTCGAGTAGGTAGCTTTGATACTTATAGCCCCCAAATCTAAGTAAGTGGCATCACCACCATCTTGTGAATATGCTATTATCTGTACCATTAAACCCTAGATTTTAATGCGTGTGAATATTCATAATTGAATGTGTACTGAACTAGCTTATCGTTTAGATTAGTCTTAATATCTAAAGCGTTGTTCTTAATATTTACAGGATAAGACTTACCTCCTTCGATAATTTGTACTTCGTTGCTCATAAGTAAGCCTTTGAAATGCTCGTTCCATTCCTCGCCGATGTATCTAGTATTGATGGTGGTTAGTTTATTACCTTCTACCTTGTCAATCCTTCCACGCTCAAACGTATCTATTGTGAACGCTGTAGCATTCCATGAACCTGCCACATTCTCTCTCTGTGTTGAACGCTTAAAGTTCTCTTTATCAGATGAAGCCCCATCGAAATAGTAGTAATCCCAAACACCATACTTATTCTTCCAAGCTAAATTCTTACCTGCGTATTTTGATGAGTTGCAATTTGCATCGCTTACCATTTCAAATAAGTATGTTTTAGATAAATGTGCGTATTCATACGCTCGACTTATTCCAGTACCCACAGTTGATCCTGTTGCGTAGAATAGAGTTCCTACATTATTATCAGCAGCACCTATCGTTGTATAATCAGTTGTTCCTACCGTTATTATCTGTATATATTCGCCTTGTTTTATTTCTGCTGAAGTGATGCGAGTAGTACTAGCCGTATGAGTTGTATTTATATATTGAATAGTATAATATTTAATGCTTGCCGTTGGTTGGTATCCTCCATACAAATCGTATTTCATATTCATAACGTTAGCACCACCACAAGCTAAGTAAATTAAGTACTCATCTTCTGTATTAGATGATGATGGTGTTTCCGAACCAGCTGCACTATTATTCTGTACCGATATAATACCTACATGGTTATCGTTTGCTCCATAAGTATCAGGTTTATCTTCATAAAACTTATACAAGAATCTACCATTTTCAGTATTGAAGTAGGTAGAATCTTCATTGAACAACGCCATAGTCTGGTAGTCATTCGCACTCGTTAATTGTGCTATCTTACCTTCTAAATCGTTTTGATTTGTGGTATCCGTTGGTCTATCAGTAATGAATTGTGAAGGTGTTGCTTGTGCATCAAAATCAAACTTAGTCAAGTCAAACGTCTTTTGATCCTCCCAGCTATCTGCAAAGTTAATTAATGCTTTAGTAATATCAGAAGCACCTGAAGCGTTTACCGTAATAGCTCCTCCTGATGTACTTGAATACTCTTCATAGAACTCAAACAGAACCGTTCTAAGGTCGCCACTATTTTTAGAAGCAATATAGTCATTGAATGTAGAACCGCTTGGGTTAGGTATGTTTTGTGGCATCAAGTGAATAGAATCGTATTGAGTACCTGTAATTGTATTCTTATGCTTCTGAGATATATCAATGTAGTTCTTCACTATCTTTTCAAAAGACATATGAGCTGAACCGTTGATGTTCTTAGGTTGTTTAATACGAGCTACTACAACACCGCCGATAGTTATATCAACCACAAATTTGAAGTTGAATGTACTTGCAGTATTACTCGTTAATGTTAGCGTCCAATAGTTAGGACTTGTTACCGTTGTTGCCATTACTTTTTATTTACTTCGTCTATTGTTTGAGATAGAAAAGATTCTACATCTAATCCAAAAGCTTTTACTAATACTCGAGGAAGCTTCTTATACTTCATTGCAAACGCGTCAGTAAAGAAGTTAGTTCCTTCATATCCAAATCTATTTATCTTTCGAGTTACTACATATGCAATACCTCGTTGTTGTTTTTCTTTATTCTTCCAAGCCTGAAACTGACCTTTTGAGTTTCTAGGCCTTAACCCTTTCCTCTTTACCCATTCTAATATCTTAGGGTATAATTCAGAACCACTTCCTGAACTACTTGGCTTTCTACCTTTATCAATCGCAAGACCGTAATCTTCCATCTTGAATTTTAAACTGATGCTATTCGCTGCTACTTGAAGGTCTGAGTCCATTGACTTATACAGACGACCAGTATCGTAACCACGCTTTCTAGATTGTAATAAACTTGCAGCACGAATAACGACATCAAGACCAAACTTTCGCAAGGCTTTATTTGTTTTATCATAATCAAATGCAGCCATTAAATTGGACTGTTACAAGCGTTATTGTGTGATGGTACTGTAATTGAGATAGTTGCCTTCCAACCTGCTAATAGATTCTCAAACCTGTCTGTAAATGGTTCACAGGTTATACTATCACTTACCACGAAATCTCTAGAAGTCATCGGTGAAGTTGATTTTGCTATACCGTTTTTAAACTCTCTATAAATGTCTGATACTATCAAGAAGGTGTCATTCAATACATCGGGTTCATTAGAGCCATCTGCTGCCACTAAATCCATAACAAGCAAGTCAAACGTGAATACGAAATCTCTATTGTTTATCGTTGCAGGTTGCTCTATTAAATGAGCCTTTGCAAAGTTCATCTCATTACTTAAATCTACTTCGAATATATCACCAAAGGAAAAAGAGTTCAGCTGTTTATGTGCTTCACAAATATCCTTAAATTGGTTTACTACTGCTTTGAATGTTTTCATTTCTTTATTCTGTCTTGATCTCGTTTGTAACTCATGAAGGTAAACGCTTGTTCTATGCTTATCTTTGTAGCTTCATCTAACTTTAATAAATCTTCACTACATAAACTCATTAGTATTGAATACCAACCCCACTTCTTACCGAAGCTTTGCTGCTTTTGGTCGCCTGTTCCTCCTGTAAAGAGGTTAGCGAATCTCTCAAGTAGTCGTTTCCGATAGTCCAAAAAAAAACTAATGCAGAATTAAC